TCAAAGTGAGAAGTAAGTGCAGGTCTTAATAATGCCGATTTGATTTGTGATACTGACTTTGGTGCAGGCATTTATAAATAATTTTTAACCTTATATATTATGTATGGCAGAAAGTATCAAGAGTAAATACAGACCGTCATTTCCAAGTAAATATAAGGGTGATCCCAACAATATTATATGCCGAAGTAGTTGGGAACGCAAGTTTTGTAGGTGGTGTGATCTGAACGAAAACATTCTCCAATGGGGAAGTGAAGAGTTTCATATCCCATACGTTTCACCTGTTGACAGAAGAATTCATAAGTATTATCCAGACTTCATCATCAAAGTAAAAGAAAGTACAGGTCAAATCAAGACCTATGTGATTGAAGTGAAACCGAAGAAACAAACTCAACCACCAAAGAGACCAAAGAGACAAACCAAATCATACATCTATGAGTGTACAACTTGGGAAGTCAACAAAGCAAAGTGGAGAGCTGCTCAAGAGTTTTGTGCTGATAGAAGAATTGAATTTAAGATCATCACAGAAGACGAGTTAGGTATCAAATGAATCGTATCGAACCCATAATCGATGAGTTGAATGAAACTCATGATCAAGAAGATCAGATGTTAATGATTATGGAAGCACTTAATAATACCGTCACACCAATTCCAGAGGTGGGTCAGTTCTGTACCTTTGTTTATAATGCAAAGACTCCTGGAATTTCTTATGACCAGCATCCATTAGTCGCAGTAACAGAATTATATCGATGGGGATTTCGTGGACTCAACTTTCACTGGAGAGATTATAGACAATATACTTGGGAAGAACTTGCAGGTCAAGTTTATATTGTACAAAAGGATGAACTGGATGATCTTCTCTCTGTTCAGTATGGAAAATTCATACTAAATAAATAAAAAACCATAAGTAATGGCATCGGCAACCAGTAAAGTAGCACCAGTAAAAGTTACTGAGAGGTCAGGTAGAGCATCATCTGAAACCACACAGAACTACTATAAGACAGAGGTTACTACTCTTGCTGATGGTAGTCTCAAAAGAGAAACATTTAGAACTGATGCGAAGGGAAATGATGCTGTAAAAATACAAGAAGTATCAGTTGATAGTAATGGCAACGTTACTAATAACAATATATTATCAACTGCAACGGAAGGAGAAACAAACGCTTTAGAAGATCCAACCTCCCCATTACGTGCTTCAATAAAAAATCAAGTTGATAGTGCTGGAAAGGAAGTTCGTAAAAATGAAGAAGATGCTGCTGCTGGTCGTGTAACTGATGCTGGTAAAAAAAATCAAGAGATTTTAGGTGGTGGTTCAGGAAATAAAGCCACCAGTGAGGAAGTGTCTGGGGATACACAACCAGCAGCACAACCACTTTCTATTCCATCAACAGAAAACTCAAGAAACCAATTCCCAAATTGCGTTTATCCATTAGATCTTGGATCAACAAAACAAGATGTGATTAAGTTTACAATGCTTGAATATCAACCAAAAGATTTCAATCAAAGTGGACAATTTGGATTTAGTGAAAGAGATGAAAGTAGAGAAGGTATTGGAACAGTAATATTACCAGTTCCTGGAGGAATTCAAGATTCAAACTCAGTAGAATGGTCTGGTCAAAAAATGAATGCTGCAGAAGCAGCTCTCGCAAACATTGCTCTGCTTGGAATAACAGAGGGTGGAAGTGGATTTTTTAGTGGAGTTCAACAAGCTGCTGATGCAGTATCAGCAGCAAGTGGTGAAGTCAAAACAGCAATTGCAAATGCCTTTGCTGGTGCTGCTACTGGAACGGGAGCTCAATTATTAACAAGAACTACCGGTGCTGTTATCAATCCCAATCTTGAACTTCTTTTTTCTGGACCTTCTCTCAGACAGTTCTCATTCCAATTTAAACTAAGTGCAAGAGAAGCAGCAGAGAGTAAAGAGATTGTAAAGATTATTAGATTTTTCAAACAAGGATCTGCTGCTCAAAAAAGTACTTCTCAACTTTTCTTAAAATCTCCCCACACTTTCCGAATACAATATATTCACAGAGGTCCAGAGGGTAATGAGAATCCTTTTATGAATAAAATAAAAGAGTGTGCTCTTCAATCAGTTGCAGTAAATTATACCCCTGAGGGTAACTATTCTACCTTTAGTGATGGTGCAATGACATCATATGAATTAACTTTAGCATTTAATGAACTTGAACCAATCTTCAATAATGATTATGCACAGGACAACGATGCCACAATAGGTTACTAAAATGTCAAACTATTTCAAACAACTTCCAGATTTTGAATACGTTAGCAGACTTCCTGATGCGAAGATCTCTGATTATATTAAAGTAAAAAACTTATTTAAGAAGGGAAAACTTAGAGAAGATATCTTCCAAAGTGTTGCAGTCTTTGAGAAATATCAAATCAGAGGAGATGATAGACCAGACAATGTAGCATTTGATGTTTATCAAGATTCCAAATTAGATTGGTTGATTCTTGCTTGTAATAACATTCTTAACATACAAACAGAATGGCCAATGAGACAAACTGATTTTGATAGATTTATGTTGGAAAAGTATGGCAGTTATGATACCCTCTTCAATGGTGTTCATCATTATGAAACCACAGAAGTAAAAGATGGAAGTGGTGTTGTTATGATGAAAGCAGGTCTTAGAGTCGGAGAAACTTTTCCATTCTCATATACAGATACAAATAGTGATGTTGTGTTTACTCTGTCAAATATCTCAACACCAGTCACAAACTATGAATATGAATCTCAACTTGAAGATGATAAGAGAAATATATTCATACTCAAGGCAAGATATCTAAATATTGTCCGTGATGATATGGAAGAGATGATGACATATAGAAAGGGTTCCAGTCAATATAAGACTGAAACCCTGAAAACTGCTGATAATATTAGACTATTTCAATAGTAGATTAGCATACGCTGCCACCACTAAAAGAGTGAGGCAGAGTTGGTTGTACTTCATTCTTCAGCAAGACGCTGGAAGTAGGACAGTGCATCATCTTCATCTTCATCAGACTTAGAAGAACTCAGATTGCTGAGTTGAGCACTCAGGTCTTCAGGAAGTTCAGACTTCTGAGAACGTGAAGAGAAGTCGGGAGTGTATGAACCACGATCGTTATCCTCATCATCAACCTCTTCATCAAGGCGAGGACGGGAAGCAGACTTCTGACCCAGAACCATCTTGAGACGGTTCTCCAGTTGTTCATAGGTCTTGAACTGATCAGCAGCGGTCAGAGCAGTCAGGGAGTATTGCTTCTTCCAGAGTGCTTCCATTGCATCATCATCGTCCAACATGGGAGCGACACGATCAAACTCAGACTTGTCGTAGTTCCAGTAACCATCCTTCTTCACAATCTTCAGTTTGAAGTTTGCACCACCCCAGAAATCAAAAGGATTGATGGGAGTTTCATCTTCAAACTCAGGTTGCATGGCTTCCATGATCTTATCAAAGATCTTTTTGCCGAACTTAAACAGGAAGACTTTACCTTCGTTATGGGGATTAGTGGGATCCTTCACCACATAGATGTTGCTGTAGTAAGACAGTTTACGCTTCTGCTTACGAACAGTATCCTTGTCTGCATCGACACCACTGTTCCACAGTTCGCGGTTGTGCTCAGACACAGGATCTTTCTGACCAATAGTAGTCAGAGAGTTTTCAATGTACCAACCACCAGGACCTTGGAAGGCATGGGAGTACATCTTTGCCCAGGGAAGTTCTTCCCCTTCGGGTGCAGGCAGGAAACGGATGACGGCAAAACCATTGCCAGTCTTATCCATTTCAGGTTTCCAGAGACGGTCATCACCGCTGCTGGTATTGTTGCTCATCTTCTCAACTTCCTTTACCAGTTTGGAAGTCAGTGAACCAAGAGAAGATTGCTTCTTGAGATCTGCAAAAGACATTAGATTACCTCGGATTTTGTACGGATTTGGCTTGTATGTACTTCGTTAGTCTATCAGGTGAGATGATTCTTGTCAATCTGCTCACGCATCGCACTCAACATGGACGACATGTTGTTAAAGATTACATTCATATCAACGTGCGGTGGAAGTCCCATGCTCATGGCGGATTCCATGATACGTTCTTTCACTTCCTTTGCTTCAGGATCATCAG